GAACTGATTGAACACTTTAAAATAAAGGAGGAATAATGAAAGCAAAGTATTTTAAAAAGATAAGAAGCCAAGTAAAGTGGTATAAGGTATCATATAGAGATAGTTTATTTTTTAGTTTTAGCGATGAGAAAGAAATATTGGCTAAATCTCCTGAAAATGCTTGTGTCAGATACCATAAACGTACTGGATGTTTTGTTAACAAATATAATCCTAACCATATCACACAACATAGCGAATGTCTTTCAAGTTTCAAAGTATGTATAGGTAAGAAAGTAATGTATTTCGATTAAATATGAAAGCAAGAATAAAAAGAAAAATTCAAAAAAGACCATTCCTATATAATGTAGGACAAGTTTTTAAGGCTTGTGATTGGATTACTAGTATTCAACGTGGAAATATGGTTTGGCGTAGGTATCGTTCATTTGGTACTATTATTAAATCAGAATTTTAAATATGAAAGCAAGAATAAAATCAACAGGGGTTTTGGTAGATGTAATTCCGAAAACAAATACCAATGCGTTACATAGTGGAGATAACATATATGTATGTGATAATATGGTATTCAGAGAGTGTGAACTTGACTTTTTAAATCTTGGAAATTCAGCTATTGACTGGGAACAGCGTAGATACGAACTAGCTAAATCCGCAATGCAAGGGATTTTAAGTGATATCAATCAATCACATTATGCTTGTTCTGAAGAAAATTATGAGAAGTACATACCTAAAGGCATTGCCAAGTTTGCAATTGTTTGTGCTGATGCTTTAATTAATGAATTAAAATGATAAAAGTATTAAGAAATAAAACTCCTATCGCTCGCAAAGAGCATAGATGTGAATTTTGCGGTGAAGTAATACACATTGGAGAAAAATATAACAGACAGACCAATGTTTGTGATGATCGTGTTTATGATTGGGTTAGTCACTGTGATTGCTCCCAATTAGCCTATGAACTTAACATGTTTGATGATTGTGATGAAGGTCTTGACGGTGATGGGTTTATTGACAACTTGAATCAGTATGTTTATGACAATCATTATGATGATAAAATAGATGATATTGCGAAAGATTGGCAATTATCACGCTATGAACTTGTAAAGAAGGTATTGTCCGAATTAATACATTAGTGTTATGGATGATGTAAAATTATCATTAAGACAGATAGAAAAAATGGAACACGCTATAGGGTTTGAGCGTGGTAAAATAAAAAGAAATAGATACAAGGTTTATCGTAACTGGTATATTGTTAATCATCCTGATGATGATTGGGAAGAGTTGGTGTTTATTGGTTATGCGAATAGAAGATTGTTAGATATAGAAAAACAAATTGTGTACCATGTTTCCGAACTTGGAATGAAATATCTAGGTGTGTTATTAGGATGTATAATAACGGAGGAGGAATAAACAAGAACGTAAACTTATTGGATAATTATTATGAGTAAATATAGATACAGAGAAGTAAAGAACTATATCCACAACGAACTAAAGTTGACTAAAGAGGATATAAGGGAGATAATGATTCCTATCATTAGAGAGGAGGTTAAACGAGTTTTCCATAATACTTATGGAAATGATGTTTCTCTGGACAACTGGATTCGATGTATGGTTTCCGATGAAATAAAACGTCAAGGAGGCTATAACATGTTATGGACTTTATGTAAGGAGGCAATAAAAACCGAGCTAACTGACAAATATTCAATTGAGGTAAATCTTAAAGAGAATAAATTATGAAAGCAACAATAAAAGCAACTGGAGAAATTGTAGAGATTAAGGATTTATATGATGATGGTACTGCATTGGTGGGAAACATGTATATCAAGGTGTCAGAACTTAATTTCTTTAGTGAAAACATTGATTGGGAACAACGTAGGTACGAATTGGCAAAAGACATTATTAAAGTTGTTATAGCAAACGAGAATGGTATTAATTCTGAGGCAGTAGCTAAATATTCGCTTAATTGCGCTGATGCCCTAATTAAAAGACTAAAGGAGGAGAATCATGGATAGTGTACAGACACAAACCTTTTCCATTAGAGGGGATGGAGGTGGTGAGGCATATATTGACTTTTGCGACGGCCAATTATGTGTTTCAGTTGTCATAGAAGACAAACAGGCAGATTTTCACTTTGACCCTGTTACATTGAAAATGTTTGCCCATGCTTATAAATTACATTGTGAAGAGTGTAAAGAGTGTAAAGGAGAATAACCATGACCGAAGAACTTGTAACATTGGAAACAGCAAAGATGCTGAAAGAGAAAGGGATGTTTACAGATATAGAATTTCCTCCGCAATCCGTTGCCCAGAAGTGGTTACGTGAAACCAAGAACCTGCATATCGAAATATCCTATATGTATGAAAACTATTGGACGTATGATATACTGACAATTCCGAGACATGACTTGATAGGATTGTCTGACAGGCCTATTATCCGTTATAATACCTACGAGGAAGCACTGGAAGCAGGATTACAGGAAGCATTAAAACTTATATGATTATGAAAACAATTATATTTACAATTATATTTATTATCGCCCTATTATGGGTCGGAGATCTAACAATTACATTTAAGCCGTTTTCCATATCGCTGCCCGGTTGGCATAAGGCTTTAGGTATCATCCTGTTTGTATTTGCAATGGCGGTGTATAACATTGGAGAATACGCTAAGGGATACAAGCATGGTTTTGATGATGGAGTAAAGGAATGTATTGAAGCGATTAAGGGAAATGGGAAGAAATGACATTGATTTCCCGTTACTCCGTATATTTAATGGAGTAACGGGGCGATATGAACTTCTTATTGACGATGTATCCATAGATGCTTATGGACGTGTAAGAGATAGCAGTGGTTGTGTTGTAGAATGGTTTACAGGCGTGTTTGACATGAACGGAATACCATTGTTTGAAAACGACATAATCATGCCTGTAAAGGACGGAATAAGCCAATACAGGCGTATATGGAGAACGGTAGGTGGATTTGTGTTAAGCAGAAGAAATGATGTGAAAGGACTGTCCAAATTGGATATGCTTGGTGCGGACTATCTTGTGAACGAACGTGTGCAGCAATACATATCTGATGGTTGCGTAAAGGTAGGGTCTGCAACAATTGATCTTAACCTGTTGAAAGGGAGAACGAAAGAAGAGATTATTAGAAATTTGTCCAGGAGAGTAAATTTATGAAAGACAAAATGCTAGAGGAAAGTTTGAACAATTTCTACAGGACGTTTCTTATTTGGGTGATAAGATGTTATCCTATATTGTTCTGTATTGCTATACTTGTCCATCAGTGTGAGGTTATACACTCTGTTGGAACAGGTGATATCATTGAATATTATGATGGTGACACATTGGAGTATATTCAGTATGCCACTCCGTTTTCGGACAAGTACCTTACCATATTCTTTAACGCCAAACTGTTTAATGCAATATTGTTTTATGTGTTGTCAAAGGTATTTTTATTTTGTATATACCATAGAGTATTTGTCATTGAAATGTTTATATACGCAATACTGGATATTGTATTTAATAATGTGGTGTTTGAGGACGTGAGATGCACTATGTTTTATTCGTATATATCAATAGGATTTGTAACTGTATGTTTCTTTATTGCATTGTATCTACATCAACGATTTGGAGATAGGAATATAAATAATCATCAATCTATAACCGATGGTTTTAGAAACTGTTGTAGATTATAATTTCTGTTTTCCTGTGGGCTGTAATCCTCCCGTATTCTTCATGTTTATCTTGACCTTTACGGGAGATGCCTTTTTATTTGATGTTACCTTAGGGGATTTAACATTAACCCTAATCACTTTCTTTACCATATATTGCTTATTTTAATTGTTTAACAAAGTTAATTATTTTTATTTATGCAACAAAACAATATTACCGATAAAACAGCTTCGGCACACAAAACGGACGAAATAATGGTTTACGAACATCCTTTTTTTGGCAAAATTCGTGTGTTTGTTCGATATGGTAAAATTTGGTTCTGTGGATTAGACGCTGCATCTTCTTTACAGTATTCAAATCCATTAAAAGCTCTTTTAGAGCACTGTAAACCATCCTCCGTAATGATGCGTGAAGTAGGGGATGATATAATGGAGTTTATTAATGAAAGGAGTATGTATAGACTGATTTATAAAAGCCCTTTTCCTCCTATGGCTGATGAATTTGAACGTTGGATATTTGATTATATTGTTCCATCAGCTACCAATACAGGCAGTTATTATGCACAGGTTAGATTACCAAACTTCAACAATCCTGCCGAATCTGCCAGGGCGTGGGCTGATGAGTACGAAAGGAATCAAGCGTTAAAACCACAACCAAACGAATCCAATGAATGGTATAGTATCAAAAGATGGGCAAAGGAAAACGGTGTCAACTGGAAAAAGATTAGCCGGATGAAGATGAAAGTAATATCTTGTAAGCTAGGTTATCAGATAAAAAAGATTTTTGACGATAACCATTGCCAGGTAAACACATACAATGTAAACGTATTTAAGGAATACTTTAAGAAATGTGAATAAACAATATATATTTTAAAACATTTTATAGTATGTCATTTTATTGACTATATTTGCATCATGTTTGAGTGTAGAAGCAAGCATATTTATAATGAAAGTTTAGGGGGAAAGCGTTCCCCCGATTTTAGTAACCGTAAAAGTGATAAAATAATGATTCTACTAGAAATTTTTCAAAACTGCTTTATTGTAGGGTATGATGGAAAGAAAATACCCTTTGTAAAAGATGATTTCCTGTTTAGTGATACCGGGGAAAGATACATTTTGACCAACAAGGAAAACAGTGAACAGGTTAGCCTACCGAAGCAATCGACAATAATAATTAAACATAATATTTTTCATGAAGGTATTGATTAGAAAGGATTCAAGCGACATAAGAAACAGACTTGAACGGTTAGGGTACACCGCTTCCGAAAAAGCGTTGGAGGGATTTGGTGATGGTATCTTTGTAGACAAGTCAGATAATACTTTTCACGTAAAATCAGAGTGGAATGTTATTTATATGTTTCTTGAAACAGTAGATTGCGGAGATGACGAGAATATGTTTTTTGATTTTGTAGAAAACGATATAACGTCAATAACGCCAACAATGCTAGGTAAATATAAATCTTTAATAAAAGTTGATAACTTTCCCATCATTAATACATCTAGCATTAAAGATGTGTTGTACTTTGAATATAGAGAATATAACGTCATAGAAGTTACTATTGTTTCAGTGTATGGGGTAAAGTTGAAAAACATAAAGGATGTAGACTTTTCAGACCCTAATGCGGATACAATAATAGAGTATATGAAATCGTTGCATAAACAACTAAAAAAATATGTAAAATATGAAGTGTAATTTTACCCCTATGGACAAATTCTACCAGATACTGGATTACTATGGTTTGTCTTACACGGAGATTAAGAAAAATCATATCCGTGTGTTTTATGGAAACAAGAAAATGTTTGATTATTATCCGCTTCGCATGAAGCTGTTTGATTACCATGAATGGCATCAGCTTACTTATCCGTTCGTGAAGGGCAAGGAAGATGAATGGGAAGTAGAACTTACCATGTTCATTAGCGGAGTGTTGGGAGATGAGATGTTTAAAAAGTTTAAAAACGATTGATTATGGATAAGAAAGAGAAGGAATTTACTCCAAAAGCTATAAATTTGTGTGGCAAACGGAGAATGCTATCATCCATAAAAGGATGGGAGATTGTTCATTATAACAATTACTCTAAAGGTATAGCCAATGTTCAGCCTGTGGACAAACTGAGAGTAACACTTTCAGGACGTGAAGTAATTGAGTATGTCCTATCTGATGGAGATAAAACGATTGATAAACTAGACAGTTATTTCGGATTGCTATGATGATAAAAGTAGACATACCTGAACCGTTCATAGACGGTGACAATACGATGGTAAACATCACGTCTGATTCATTCTGCTATTCCAGCATTGATTCACGTTATGAAGGATTTCAGAGTTCCTACAAGGACGGGAATATGAATCAGAAGATACAGGGAAAACTAGAGATAATTGCGGACCAGTTTAAAGAACTTATAAAAATAATAGAAGATGGAAAGACATTTGTTAATACAGGAGTGTGAGAGAGAGGAAAAAATGAAGGAGTTGCGCAAGCTGCAGAACGATCTTATCAAGAAAGGCCGTATGGTTGAATGCTCTCGTGTAACAGCCAAGATAAAGGAGTTTCAGGAAGCATATATCAAGGCTTATCCTGACGGTAAATATGTAAGGGGCATGGATATTATCAAGAAGATGTCTGATGATGAGAAAATGGATTGGATGATGTATGTCAACGCCATTGCTTTTTGTGCTGATATTATCCACTCATCTTCCATTGAGTTGAATGAAATGCTAAAGAAAACACTCCCAGGATCTAGCCTACAGATGTTTGAAACGCTTGAAAAGGTAGGTACTATGGCAAAGAATCAAATCCTATGGATGGATAACAATGTTGACGAGAAATACCAGGATGATTTTGCAAGATATGCTGATGAAATATCCGTGATGCTTTTATCATTTGTTAAAAATAAATTTTTACCTAGAAAATGACAAGAGAAGAGATACACAAAAATGTGCTGACAATAAGAAATTATTATTTCAGTAGGCATTAATGAACAAATTTACACTATTATATAATAGTACATAATACTGGCTAATATGCAATTAGTTTATAAATTTGACATCAATCATTCTGACAGGCTTTGCGCTATCTGCCGTGTTACGAATAACCTGTACAACCAGGCGTTGTATATTGTCCGTAACGAGTTGAAAGATAACGACAGGTGGCTGTTCTATCCCGACTTGGACAGGATAATGAAAAATGTCACCAACCTTGAAGGTACTGTAAATTACAGACTTGTGAAATCACACGTAGCCCAACAGACATTACGTGTGCTTGACAAGGCAATGAAGGGATATGTCAAGGCTGTAAAGGATTGGGCGAAGAATCCAGGGAAGTATAACGGTAAGCCCGAACTGCCATGCTATCACAAACGGGGTGGGATGAGCAATGCGATATATACCAACCAGTCGTGCAAGATACATGACGGGTATATAATACTTGACCGTGACTTGAAAATACCCGTTCCGCAATGGGAGAAGTACAAGGACAGAATCGAACGGTTCAAACAGGTTAGGATAATTCCAAAACGTACATACATGACCGTGGAGGTTGTATATGATTGTGGCTGTTCGGATAATGTCGGTACGGGTATGGCTTCGATAGACTTGGGTGTGAACAACCTTGCCACGCTGGTGTGCGGATGCAATGCTCTGCTGTTTTCAGGCAAGGTTGTCAAGTCATACAACAGATGGTTTAACAAAACATTGTCCATGCTGCAATCCATAAAGGACAGGCAGGGGATAGAGAAACTGACAAACAGGATGAGAAAGATGTATGAGAAACGTGAACGGTTTATGAATGATTCGATGCACAAGACCAGCAGGCGTATCGTTGATTATCTTGTATCACACCATATAGGCACTCTTGCTGTAGGCTACAACAAAGGATGGAAGCAATCCATCAATATGGGCGGAGTAAACAATCAGAAGTTTACATTCATCCCTTTTGCGAGGTTGAGAAGCTGCCTTAGATACAAGTGTAGACTTGCAGGCATCAACTATATCGAACATGAGGAAAGCTACACTAGCAAATGTGACGCTCTGTCTATGGAGGATATATGCAAGCATGATATCTATCTCGGCAAGCGCGTCAAGCGAGGACTGTTCAAGTCGGCAGTTGGAAAGGTTATCAATGCTGATGTCAACGGTGCGCTTAATATCGGTAGAAAAGTATTCGGTGATTCTTTCATGATAGCCGATAGCGGGCGTTGGTATCGCCCCGAACGAATTAACGTTTTAAAATGTGTATAAAGATGTACATTAATGCCTTTCAGTATTCAGAACAAGATTGATAATCAACTGCTCCATAGACCAAATATCTATGGACTTGTAAAATCCCAGGTTGATTAGACTAAGCGTTAGGAGAGAATAGGAAACTTGATAGACAAAAGAAGAAGTATATTAACTGAAAAACGAACGCAAGTAAATTTATGAAAAAGAAAGAAATAGACGAAGGATATATTGTAGGTGACTTTTATATTATTAAAAGCCCTATCAAAGAGGGATGGCTTCACGTAGTGAATATAAAAACATCTTGGCAGATAAAGGTGATGATGGGAGCGAATACGGCAAAGTTTCTAAGCCTTCCACAACAGGAAATATTTGATAGGATTAACGGAATATATATTCAATCCATGATGTCTTTATACGATTCAGAGTATGCCTTGAAAATAGCTAAAGATGCTGTGTCTTATATGTCTGAAAAGGCAGAAAAGATGGGAAAGTTGGAAAAGGTGGGAAATACTGAAAATGAAGATATTGAAAAGGTGAAGAAAGATGAGTTTATGATGAAGATAGCCACATCTTCCGATGAAGAAATCATGGACATGATCGTAAATGGAGAGATAAAGTACGAATATTTCAAACAAGAACAGGAGTAAATTTATGAAAGCATTATTTAAAATGGACTTCGATTGCGGAAGAATGGGCAATCTTGAAGGAGTATTTATTGCAGACACAGAAGATGTCGAATACTTAGTGAATAACAAAATCAGTGTTTACTTCGGTGAAGTACTTGGCAAGCACTCTGAAATATCCGGGTGTGTGGCTGAAAGTGAAATCAAACAAATAACCACTGATGAAAATGTAATCAAGATAGTTGAAGAATATGGGCTTAACAGTGGGTATAATCCATTTGAATACACTCTTTGTACATCAGAAACGGAAGATATACCAGATAACGGAGTTGATTGGGATGATTGTACTGTACAAGAATACATAGACTTTATGAGGAAAGGTATAATACCCCAATATTACGAGAAAGATTATAAAGAATGGCTAAGTAGCCAAAAGGAGGATTAAATCATGCAAGACTATATTTCAGATTGGTTCATTCCTATGGATTTCGGTAATGATATGCCGGAGGAAGAACCAAGTGGTGAGGATAATTTCAATTCTGATTGAAGTATGGAAAAAAAATTTATACTAACAGATAAGTTTGTAATCAATTCTTTTGGAATAAAGTTATTCCAAATAAAGTGTACAAAATCTTTCAAATATGCCCAAAAAGGTGATTTTGGAGGATATGTTGAGAAAGAAGGGAACTTAGACCAAGAAAATGACGCTTGGGTGTTCGGCAATGCTCGGGTGTTCGGCAATGCTCGGGTGTCCAGCAATGCTCGGGTGTCCGACAATGCTCGGGTGTCTGGAGATGCTTTGGTGTCTGGATATGCTTGGGTGTCTGGAGATGCTCGGGTGTCTGGATATGCTTGGGTGTCTGGAGATGCTCGGGTGTTCGGCAATGCTCGGGTGTCCGGCGATGCTTGGGTGTCCGGCAATGCTTGGGTGTCCGGAGATGCTGATATAGAAAACGACAACGAGCATTGCGGATTTGACGGTTTCGGCTCATGCAATCGCCACACTCACGCATATATGACAAAAGAAAAGAAAGTGGAAATAATCTGTGGATGTTTTCGTGGTAGCATTGAAGAATTTGAAAAGAAAGTGGAGGAAACACATTCGGGAACAGTCTACGAGAAGCAGTATAAATCCATAATCAATGTAATTAAAATTAAATTTGGATTGACTGATTTTACATAGTTTACTAATGATTTTTGGCACTGCCCAATTATGGTTAGTTGGTTCGATTCCCCTACGCCCTTTATAAATGGAACAGATATAACAATGTACATTAATACCTCATGAAAAAAGAAGCATACATAAATGAAAACACTCCCGAACTAAGGGATTGGCTAAAAGGACAAGGACTTATACCTGAAACATATCCTGATTGTTGTGATTACAATGGTCTGACTGCACCATATCCAAATTCATTTGGAGAAATGACAATGTATAAAGATGGTGTTAGGTATGAAGAGGATGATGATTTTGAGGAATTTATCATTTGTGATAACGAAGAAATGTTTAAGGAAACCGTAATTGAACTATTAAATCCTAAGTTCAAGCGGATAATGCAACAGGAGTGAGAATGATGACAATGAGAAGATACGAAAAGAATAATTTTTCAGAGGAACAGAGAAAGAAGATTTC